TTTCATATTGATAATGACGCAGGTACTACTACAAGAGGAACGCCACAAGATATGGCGGCTACTCCTGCACAAATACTTATGGGTGGTTGTGAGTTAGCAAGAGAGCATATTGAAATGCTTCGTGCTGTTTCTCCTGTACAAGTAGTATTTATGTGCGGTAATCACGACAGGCATAGTAATTTTGCCTTGATGATGTATTTATCTGCACTTTATGAAAATGCAGATGACGTAGAAGTGATTGTTAGTCCTTATCCTCGACAGTATATAAAATACGGAAACTCTTTGTTAGGTTTTACTCACGGTGATGGTGTTAGGGGTAATGACTTACCTGCACTTATGGCTACAGAAGAAAGACAGGCTTGGGGAGAAAGAGAACACCATTATTGGTTTCACGGACACCTACACCACATGAGACTGACAGAAAAAGCAGGGTGTACGGTAATCCAATTACCTAGTCTAGCCGGACATGATAGATACCACGCTAGAAAAGGATATGTACTTGCTAGAGCAGGTATTTGCGCCCATATTGTAGATAAAGAATTGGGATTAGTAGGTAATTTGTTTTCTCCGGTGGTGCATGAGTAATGTGGGTTTCAGCCAAATGCTACACTTGTGGTTGGGCTACTAACAGAATGATGAAAACAAAGGCGTTAAGAGGTATATGTCCACATTGTAATAAAAAAGATTTACACCCGAAGTGATTATATGGCTACATTCAATACTAATTTTTCTATGGAACGTAGTCGTAATGACGTAGAGTATTTTTACAAATGGCTAGGTTATACTTGGGGCGACCATATAGGACAATGGATGGATATGTACGGAGATAATCACGACAATTCTTCTGTACATCGTGTTTGTGTTATTGCACCGAGGGACCATAGTAAATCAACTACTTTAAGGGTAAAACTACTACACATGGCACTTTTTGAACAATGGCGTAATAAACCTTTTACTTGTTGGTTATTTTCTGCTAGTAAAGACCTTGCAGTTAGAAGGTTAGAGGAAATAAGAGAAGATATGAAAAGACACCCTCAATTATCTAGGTATCTCGACCCTAAGAGGGGTAATAAACTAGAAATCCGTTTTACTAACGGTGCATGGATTCGTGCTACTTCTGTTGGTGCGGCTATTCGTGGAGAACACCCTGCGGCTATTGCATTTGATGACGTACTTGACGATATGGGCGATATGAATTGGAATGGTATAGCACAATGGTTTAGAAAGAAGATTACCCCTATGTTAAGTCCCGGTACAGCAATTTTCGTAGTAGGTACACCTATGAGTATGAATGATTTGTACCATACAGAAATGCTAGAAAATAAAACATGGAAATCGGGTACATGGTCTGCTATCCCTAATTGGGATGAACATAAGGCCGACCCACTAAATATTAAACCTGTAGAGTTATGGGCTGAATATAGACCTATTAAGTTTTTACTAGAACAAAAAGAGGCTATGGGTGAATTATCCTTTGTACAAGAATATTTGTGTAAAGTAGTAGATGACGAGGCTAGTGTGTTTCCTAGAATGCTAATTAGAAAAAATATGGATATGGATGCTATATTACAGACTGATAAGATGGATGGCTACAGGTATGTTATAGGGTTTGACCCTGCACATGGACTAGGGCAAGATTACAGCGTTATGATATGTCTAAAGCAAGATGATGACGGTTATATTCACTTTGTAGATATGTGGAGAAGAAATGACTTCCCACCGGATAAACAAGCAGATATGTTAATAGAGTGGTCTAAACGCTACGGTAATTGTCCGATAGCGGTTGAGGATGTAGGTTTCCAACAAATGTACGAAAGTTTGCTTGCACAAAAAGGTGCGATAGTAGATTATAGACCTAGTAAGGTTAATAATAGGACATTGAAGCAAGGATTACTAAATAGACTTAGAGTTTGGTTTGAAAGAGAAATGGTGATATTCCCATTTGGTAATGATGCTACTAGAACAAAGGTAGGTATATTATTACAAGAATTAGAAACTCATGCTTGGCGTGATGGGTTGATTGTAGACTTAGGCAGACATAACGATACTGTTATGGCTTTTGCACACGCCATAGACCAATTCACATACAGGACACCCGATATGCCGGTAATTATGAAAACCATGAAAGGCGGCGATTGGTTAGGTGGTGAAACACAAATGCAGCGAATAAGCAAACATGAAGGTCTTGGTGGAAAAATAATAGATAGGAGAGGATGGTAAGTGAAAAAGCGATACAACAAACAAAACCCGGAAATAAGAAGGCATGGTCCTAAGAGTAAAAAGATAGTCTATAAGGAATCTATTGATAAAATAATGGATGAGGGGTATTTAGACGAATGGAAAACATCAGAAGAAATTGCGTGGAAAGCAAATAAGTATGTAAGTAATTATTGGACACCACTTTCTAGGAATATAGTACCAACGTACTTGAAGCGTACTAACCAAGTAAAATGGCGTAGGAAACCCGGCGCACACAAACTTGAGTGGAAAAAATTGTAAAAAAATATTTTTCAAAAAAATTGTAAAAAATTGTAAGCGGTGGTTGGCGGTGTAGAATAACTACCTATGTATGCCTTTTGGAAGAGTAAAAACTGCGTTTTTAGCCCAGAATCGCACTTTTTTGAGTGTGAACGTCATATCGAACATACTACATAGTATCACTACATAGGTAATAACATGGATGAACTGATGTTTCACCAAATAGGACGCACAAAAGACGAATGCCCTTTAGGAGTTAAAGACACTCTTGAAGGAAAGGTAGACTCGGAGTCAAAGACCCTTATTGAGATAGTAAAAACTCTAGGAATTACTACAACTAAAGGAGAAGATTTCAAGAGATATTCTTCAATGATTAAGAAACTCAAAGAAGTTGGTTTCCCTATCGTAGATTTACCGAACAAAGATATTACTAAAATGAATCTTCAATTAAAGATTTTACCAACTAAATCAAATGCTATTGTATCATCATACAAATCTGATGAATTAGGTCGAAGCGTAGACCCTTCAAACAAAAATGTCAAGAGATATTCAAAGCAAGATTTTACAACACAACCGAGAAAGATTTGTTCATGTCATTTCAATGATGAATACCGAGAAGATAAATCAGCAACATCACCGATTTGCTACGCTATCTTAGAGAGTAATACTAACCCCCATGAAATTAAGCATATAGGAGTAGGTTCAAAGTGCCGAGGTAGAGTGTTAAATCACTTCGATTATTACTCACTAGAGACATATTACACAAGTGCAATTCTTGAGGATTATTGGAAGAGTATTTCACTTCCAACATTAGACTTCAACAAGTACAACGATTTTACTATGAAAAGAGCGTCTAAATTGAACCTAAGATTCAATCAGGATGATGCAATATACAAAGAAGCATTTTACTCAAACAATCAAGATAACAGACACCTTGAACACCCACTAAATGAGAATGAAAAAGGCATTTGCATTGACTGTAATTCTCAAGGTTTCCAGTGCCTAACAAAACAGAAGAAAAACGGTACGAAAGAAGTGTTCGGAGAAATGCAAGTTTCAACCTTAGATTATTGGGGTTGGCAATCAGAAACTTTTGACATGGTTGGTTTAGAGCAATCATGGAACCAACCAAAGTATTTACAGAAGATTGAGACTAAAGAAATCAAGTCCGTTCAAGAGTGGGGTCTTGATGGTTTCAGATGCCGACCAGTTTGGAAATATACTATTGCTTGTTTCTTAGGTAGAGAAAATCAAATTGGTTTCGGTTGGGTTAAGTTTCAACCAAATGACAGATTGATGAATGCGCTAAATAAAATCAACAATGTATCAACTACAAATCTACTTTTTGAAGATGTAGAAGGGGGGTACTATTAGACGTAAAGGGGGTTAGGGGTCGTCAAGACCTCTAGCCTCTCTTAAAACATCACAATAGGGGGTAAAAAACATGAAAGAAATTGTAAAGTGTGCAAGGTGTTCGACATACCTTTGGGAATCATCTCAAATCATATGCCGTTCATGCTTGATTGATTGGAAAAAGAACGTAATAATTGGGATAGTGAGAGAGGTGAAAGAATGACTATGAAAAATGGAGATATAATAATCGTAAAATGGGTTTCAAAATATGACAAATTGAAGATATGGGAATCGGTATTTATTTGTGAAATAACTTACTTAGATTTTATTTGTACGAGGGACGTGATTATGATATCAGAAGAAAGACAAAAAAATGTATATGGAAAAATGGCCGAAAGAATGAACGCAAGAAACTCAAGAACGGGGGTGATATGATGAGTGAGCAAATAATAGAACAATTACTAGCCGAAATTGAAGAATTAAAAACCTTATTTGAAGAAATGAGAAGTATAATGATTCAAAACAGAATTAACCTAAAACAAACTAGATTTGATTTGTGGGAAAGGACTTCAGAAAATCGACAAATTGCACAACAAGCAAAAGATGCGTTAGACGAAGAGTTTGGTAGGAAATTAATTGACTGAATGGAGATGATGACGAATGACAAATGAATGCGAGAAACTAGGAGACAACCTAGTCAAAAACAGTCAGATAAGGGGGGTGATATAAAATGACTAACACTAGAAAAACCGAGTTAGATTTCAAAGAAGCAACACTAAAATATAGATGCAAGAAAACAGGATTAATTGAAGTAAGAGGTGCAAATCTTCAAGAGTGGTTTGAAGATGAAGAGTATGACTTAATTGGATTTGAGACAGAAGATATGAACAACCTAAGACATACATTGGAAAACCTTGTTTCAGGGCTGTATGATGCTGATAAAGAGTTTAAAATGCTAATAGAATTAATGCAAATATCAATCAATGAAAGATGCCCATATATGACAAAAGAAATGTCCGAGAAATACCATGAAGTTACGCTTACTGAGTTTGTCCGTGATGTTAAGAAAAACCTTGACTATCAAAGGTGGATAATAACAACATATTTACTTGATAAAAAAGGTTTCTTGAGACATTAAACAAACACTTCTGAATAATATCTATTAATCGGATTGACGAAAAACTTCTACGGATATATTCGTAGAAGTCAAAATTAATTAGGTCGGCCACCGAATATCGGTGGTCGGCCTTTTTTTTATTTTTACAAAAGGCAACCCTACAAAATATAACCCTACATTTTCATTCTTAGGGTTCAACCCTACAAAATATAACCCTACAAAATAAAAACCCTACAAAATATAACCCTACAATTTTATAACCCTACAAAACATAGTCCTACAAAAGTCTGAAAGAATCTAAAATCTAAAAATGTTTTCAAAAACTAAGATTCCAAACCCTACAAAAGAATCTAAACCCTACAA